CTTACGATTGGACCCTATTACAGACCCTGATCTTTATCATCACACCTTACTTTCTTATGCTTGCCCTTGCTAAAAAGGATGAGGATGATGATGATATGGGTCCTGGCATGATGATGCCTACAACTAATCCTGTATAAATATAATTGAATATCGTCGCCGCAGGGAGAGTCTGGTCAGCATCAGACATCTCCCTCTTTTTTTGCTTATGAAAGACTTTATTGGAATTTATCCAAATGCAATGCCTGATGACACTTGTGAAGAGATCATTGAATGGTTTGAACAGAATTCTGAATACCACAAACCAGGGCAAGTATCATCAAGAGCAGGTGCAGATTTAAAAGTAGTTAAAAAGGCAAAAGATTCCACAGACATTGTGATGTATTTTGAAGATGATGTCTGGGTTAATCGTCGCATGGAAGAAGCAATATCTAAAGGCATTGTTCCATACAAAGATGAGTATTATCATCTTAATGAAGGACCCATTTGGAATGTGGTAAACACATATAATATACAAAGATATTATCCTGGTCAGGGATTTCATATCCCACATCATGAATACAATCCAACCTCAAACCAGTTGTTGCTGGCATGGATGGTGTACTTAAATGATGTTACTGATGGTGGGGAGACTAGATTTGTTTACCAGGACATGAACGTCAAGCCAAAAAAAGGTACGCTGGTTATATGGCCAGCGTACTTTACTCATGTTCATCATGGGATTGTTAGTCAGACGCAAACGAAATACATTGCGACTGGGTGGCACAGATATTATGCCTGAGCTTCTGTCCAGGAGAACTTGAAGTCAGCAGATCTAGCACCAGAACCGAAACCACCAGCGATGTTGGTAACACGTACAGCGAGAACCTCAGGACCATCTGGGAAAATACCAGTTGGGAAGGCATCGTCAAGTGTATTCTTACCACCACCTAAGATGCAGTTGGAGATCTCTTTAACGTCAGTTAGTGGAACTGTGGCAGCACCAGCACCGAATCCACCTGCATCACCAGCATAGAATGCATAAACAACTTCTCCGCCAATTAATTCTGCGTTGTTACCTAGGACTGCATATTGTGCTAGTGATGTACCGCCAACATCTTCCCATGTAGCATCAATATCACATTGAGGATTGAGCAATAGTTCTACGAAGAAGACTCCGTTAGCAACAATCTGACAATCTCTCATAACCAACTGCATTCTATTGACTAGTTCTCTAGCACCGAATGCTCCAGTACGTCCGTTGTCAACAGCAGGGGCAACACGTAGTGCTAGGATACCTTTGGTTGCACCAGAACTAACGTTTCTTCCTGTCTTAGTTCCGACAGAATAGATGTATGCTCTATCTTCATCGTACTCACCTTCCATAATAACAGAAGAACCCCAGTGACTGATCTGTGGAACTGATGTTGGTTTCAGTAGTTCGATACCAATAGGTCTGGTATCACTGAATGTAAATGCACTAGCAGCACCTGTTCCTAGTGGAGGGAATGTTACATCAGCACCAGTTGCTGTTGCTGTTGCCGCTTGACTTAGGATGATTGTAGTGCCAGTGATATCTTCTACTGTTGCATTGTCAGGAATACCATCACCAACAACTAGTTGTCCGACCTGAATACCAGTGGAACTTGCAACAGTGATGGAGGGACTACCATCGATGGTGTTCATTGTTGTGGTAGCACCTGCTTGTTCTCTGGATACACCAGTGAATGCTCCAGACTCTGCAACTGCCAGTGGAGACAAAGCAGAACCTGTTTGTGCAAGCAAACTGATAGGAGTAGAACTACTGGGAGTTGCTGTGATAGTAAAGGAAGTTGCATTTGGAACTGTTGCAACATAGTATGTTCTATTAGCAACGATGTTAGAGAATGGTCTATCAAATCTAATTGACTGAACACCATTTCCTTGGAGACCAGAGGAAGATGCAACTTGAATTGTATTACCAGCAGATTCTGTTGCGATAACATCTTGCTTGAATGATGTAGTACCAGTGTAGTTTACATATTCAATGTCAGCAGTGGTAGCAGAATCTGTCTGTCTAATTCTGAGTGTTCCAGATTCAGGGAACAATTCAGGTGCTTTGTCAACATACAAAACACTAGCACCACTAGCGATATTAGTGGTTGCTGTAACTGATGGGCAGATAGTATTAACTTCATAACGAGCTGGTAGGTTACCAGATCTCATGTATGCTTCAGTGTTGAAGTTGTTGTTAGGAATCTTGTGTGCATAGATAACGTCACCATCTGCAGCACGGAATCCCCAGCGGATAAAACCAGCACCATACCAAGAGTAATCTAGGTAGAACATCTGCATCTTGGTAACATCTAGTGTGTAACCAGACTTACCAGTACCATCACATCGGTCTAGGTTCCACTCACTCTGTCTCCAGACAGCTTCTTCTGTCTTAGTGATAGGAACATTGATGTCAGATTGACCACGATAGTCAGGGAAGATAACAATCTGTGTATCGGAGATGATACCATCAACGCGGTAAGAAGAACCACGAAGAACAACATAGTCACCAACTTTCAGTTGCTTTGCAAATCTTGTAGAAGCACCATTGACGCCAGTGTAACTAGAAATAACAGAACTTCCTTGTGTTACTGTTGCTTTACCAGATAGTTGGAACGTAGAAGTTCTACGTACTACTTCAATTTGACCATGAGAGTATCTAAAGAAGATACCATTTTGCTGGTCCATCATACCAATTTCAAGGTTAACACCATAAGCAGCAATTGGTGTAACTGTATAACTTCCGCCTGCAACAATTACTTCTGGTGCAGCAAGTGCAATATATTTAAATGTAAATGCGTCAATGACTTCAGATACTATGAAGGTTCCATTGTAATTATTGTCATCACAACTACGGACATCAATTTGAGATCCTCTAGATATATTGTGAGCAACTGTTGTCACTACTGTGATTGTAGTACCAGATGCCGAGATGCTATCGATGTTCTCAATAGCAGGAGCAAGGATAGAACCAGTAGAGAATGCTACACCCTTACCAGACTGATAACGGAAGTAACGTTTAGTCTGTCTAATCGCTTGTTGGTTTTTTGAAATCGAGTTGGTAGAGAACTTAACACCACCATCAAATGCTCTGTGAATTGAGTTACCTTGTGGTCTGGGATATAGTTTTGCTGTCCCACTGCCAACACCACCTGATGGTGGTGAAGTTGGATAGTATTCAAAGATTGTTGGAGACTCAACTGTTGCTACAACCCAAGATCCATTTACATTGTTACCATTAGATCCAGTAATAGCAATCTCATTACCAACTTCCAGACCATGAGCATTGGTGCATACAACTCTAACCTGTCCATCACCAGGAGCACTTAAAGTCAGTGATCCACCGATATCAGATCCTGTGTAATGTGATCCAGTATAAACATCAGTTCTACCAGAGATTTGAATAGAGCTGTTGCCTTGAGTCCATGCAAACGATGCGGTGTAAGTAAATTGATTGGCGTTTAGAGAACCAGATCCAGCAGCATCAATGATGAATACACCATTAGCAGCAGGGAATGTGGTATCTTGAACAAAAACAGCAGAACCAGCAGCAGGTAGAGGAGTTTGGTTAGTATCTACAGTAACTCTAATAAGTTTGCTATTAGTAAATGCTTCAATCTGAGTAACTGCCAGAGCGGTTTCAGATTTATATGCGAATGGGTTGTTGTTGATCATTGCCAACGCTTCCCATTTCGTACCCTGAGTGCCATACTCAAAGTCGGTATCAATCTGTGACTGAGGATTAGAAACTCTCTGCTTGTTAACAGAGTCCATGTAGGTCTCTGCTGGTTTGATTGTTTCTTCAAAATCATCATAGACAATCTGAAGTTTATCAGTGTCTGCCATAGACGTGGTGTCATATGCCAGAGTAACTCTAGTGGTAGTTACGTTACGAATATCAGTTTCAATCGAATACGCAGTGGCAGTAAGTTCTGGGTCCGAGAAATTATAGATGATCTTATTATCTGTTACGTTAGTAATAAGAGTCAACTGCTCTCTCTGGATACCACCAGGAATTACCACCTGTCTTGCGGAAGCATCAAAAAGATAATAGTTACTCTTAATGGATTTTCTCGCCATTACTTAGTGCCTCTGTCTGATTAGTCTTTGCTGTATCTATTTAGTTAGACACCATACTTACCACGGGTAGC